CCCAGGTGGTCAGGCAACAAGACTGATAAAGGAACCCAGAATTTTCTTATTAGTCTTTTTCTTACCCAGAACTTTAGTGAAAGCAGTTTTGATTTGTGCTTTCGTTGCATTCTCAGGGACAGTGAACTCTTCATCTTGTGCGAGAGAAGATGAAGCAATCACATTGAATTGGTCAAAACCAGTTCCATCAAATTGCACACAACCATTCTTGCGATAATCTGATTTTACTTTTTCATAATTCTCTTGCTGACCACCATACCAACGATAGCAATTCATAAAATCACGACCAGGAGTAATACGGAAGTTGATAAGGTTTACAGTTGGGAACCTATCTTTCACAGTCTGCAAAAGGACTTTGGCATAACGAGGGAAGTTATCATAATCCAGAGCAGGATAAACACGACCAGTCTTGCGGTCACGGATCGCAGTGCGATTATGCTTTGTGTGTCCAATGAATTCGGGAGAATCAGGATAACGACCCTTGCGAGAAACAGTAACCGAATTCTGATAACCCTCACCATCAGTCAGGAAGATGACATTCACTTTCTGGAGTTTATTCTTTGCCTGGAAATCAGGAATCAGAGAGTGCAGTGCCATCATACTTTCGCCGATAGGAGAACCCGAAAGGTCCAGGTGAGGAGGAACAGCACCAGCACGTTTCTGATAAGAATAGCAAGCACACCAGATATTCTTCAGTTGCTCATCCAGAACTCGATTATTCACTTTACTGGTAAAGAAGTTCATCAGACGGAAAGATGATTCGGGCGAAAGAACACCAGCAACTTTATCATACACAGGAGGATGATTTGGTTGTAGTTCCATATAAGAATGAGCATCCAGAGTGAAGGCATACACCTCAAAAGGAATATTCACCTTACGGCAGAACCAAATCAGATTTAGCAGTTGCTTGTAGGCATCAAGAATAAACTCACTCATCGAACCAGACCAGTCCAGAATGAAGATGAGACCGTGATTCTTGCCGTCAGGGACCACGGAGACCTTCTTAAACAGGTCTTCGTTAAACTTATAGGTATGGAGTTTAGTCGTGTCTAGAACACCAGTGCGAGCAGTGCTAGAGCGAGCATACTGGTCTGCAGACTTCTTACATTCAAACTCTTTTACCAGATAAGAAACTTCCTTTTCAGCGGATTTCTTGTAGGTATTATATTCCTTACAAGTGAAATCAAAAGTCTCTTTGTAATAAGTCCCACGAGTTTCATAGAACTCTTTTGCCTTTTGATGAATAAACTCATTCGGAATAATCATCGTCTCAAGATTCATCTTTGGAAGTTCCACATAATGAGTTTCCTGAGCATACTTATCCACAAGGTCTTGGGACTTTTCATCAAAAGAACGAGAAGTCTTGGAAGTAAGTTCATCTTGTCGAGACTTATTATGCTTATCACTTGCTTCCTGACCGAAACCACCGCCATTAGGTGCTTCCATAGACTTATTCATCTCATCGCCGAAAGATTCACCATCAGTTTGAGACTGACCCTGCGAATCTTGCTCCAGTTGAGATTTATTCTGTCCGTCTTGATTATCCCCATCTTGAGAAGAATCGGAAGAACCTTCTACACTATCACCAATGCCTTGAGAAGAATCACCCTCCCCTTGAGTAGGCATAGACTGAACCTCTTGCTTTTTATACTTCACATACTCAGTGATTTCACGAGCAAGTTTAAGTACTTCATCAAAAGTCTCTGTAGTGGATGCACGAGTCAGAAATTCATTCTCTTCATCGTTGAAACCAATGTTGTGAAATGCACCAATCTTAAAGTAGAGATTGATTCGGTCAATAAAGGTCAGTTCATCCAGGTTCTCGTCTTTAGTCGAAAAGAAATCATCATTGTTCAGTTCATTATAACCATTATAAAAAGTCCGAGACAGACCAGGATACTTTTTCTTCATTAGACGTTCTACACGAACATCCTCAAGAACGTTCACAAAATCTTTGGGAACTTCAGGGTATTCTTTATTCCAGTCAATATTGTCAGTAAACAGTGCGTGTCCCACTTCATGACCCACCAGAAGGTCATAGACAGTTGCAGATGCTTTATCCCAACTCGGAAGAGTCAACACACGACGGTCCACATCGAACATTGCAGTCGGAACTTTCTTGTGCTCGATAATCAGATTCTCAGTCGCCAGACATTTGGCAAGAGACCCCTTAACTTCTAGGTTGACAGACATTGGATTCATTTCGTATGAGACAATCATAAAACGAAAGGTCGCCTTTTGGGCGACCCATATGACGCTTTTTGAACTGGGCGAGTCGTGCTTTTGCTTGCCTCAGTGATTGCGGTTTAAGTTTTCGTTTCTGTTCTTTCTTGGAATGATGCTGCCAATTTGGAGTATTCATTTTAGGTTACAGACCAGTCAATAACCGTGCGAATTTGTTGATTATAGGACCATACAGATTTTAAAATACCAGAGTCAATATCGTGCGCTTCCATCTGATTTATAAGAGAATTTAAATCTTTAGGGAAACAAGTTCCACCAAAACCACGATCATTATCAATACCAGGAACTTGAGTATGTGATGTTCCAATTCTACTATCTGAGGTTACACCTGAACAGACAGTTTCATAATTCATTCCAACTGCTTGGCAAAGGTCATACATTTTATTGAAGTATGCAACTTTGCAGGCAAGAAAACTGTTTGCAAAATATTTAATTGCCTCACTCTCGTCAGATGTAGTAACTACACTAGGAATAGTTGGAAAAATTTCACTAAAGAATTCGACAAATTGATTACATAGACTTCGATTTCCACCAACCACATTTCTTTCAGAATTTCTAAAGTCCTCTACGGCATTTCGCGCAGTAAGAAATTCTGGATTATGAATAACATTATATTTTTGTGCAAACTTCTTTGTTGTGCCGATAGGCACTGTAGATTTAATAACAAAGGTTCCTTCAATTACTTTAGGCAGACTATCAAAAAAGTCATTCAAAATAGAGAGATCACACTCTCCAGTTGACCTCATAGGAGTAGGCAAACAAACAAAAATAAATTTTTGATGTAATACTTCTTCTAAAGTATTAAGAGATTTATTTTTATCTACATCAAAAACCTTACAGGAAACTTTATCCCTTAGATTTTGATACACTGCATTGCCAACAAAACCATTCCCAACGATTCCAATCATACAACCATCCTACTGAATCCTTTTACTTTTTCAAATTTAATAACACTCTCGAATCTATCTTCTAGTCCCGTCTTGTGAGAGATGACAAAAATATTTGCATCTTTAATAACATAACGGATAATTTTGAGAAACTCTTCTGTCCCAAAACCATCCAATGAACTGTCAAATACTTCATCCATAATCAGAAGGTTTGTATTCACCGAATTTTTAAACCTTGCAACTTCACGCCAAGTAAAAAGAAGTGCGAGGTCGATTCTCATCTTTTCACCTTCACTAAAAGAGGCATATGAGAAATCTTCGTGAATTGGTGACTGGACGGTTTCGTTAAACTCCTCATCAAGGGTGAAGTTAATATAGAAATCCATCATTTGCAAGTAACGGTTAACTTGCTGATTGATGAGAGGTAAGTATTTTTTGATGATTTTGGACTTTACTCCACCGTCTTTGAGCAAACTATACGAAAAATCGTAATAGTTGATTGTGTCTTTTTTAGAAGCGAGTTCGTCGTATGTAGTTTTTAAGTTGTCTTTGAAGGATTCTAACTTCTCATGTTCAGAATTTCGGTTTGCAAGGTTCTCGGTAAGAATTTGAATTTCATGTTCAAGATTTCGGATTTGTTTTTGTAATCCGCTAATCTTAATATTGTTTTGAGAAATGCCATTCGTTAGTTTTGAGATCTCCTTCGATAGAGCGGTGAATTGACGCTCTCGCTCTTCTTCCTCTTTAATTGCCTCCTCCAGTTCTTTATAACCAGATTGCAACTCCTTTGCTTTATTTTGAGCGTCGTTAATTCTATTTATTCTGAAGGTCTCTTCAATAGACTGAGTACATGTGGGGCATACCGTATTCTCCGTAAAGAACTTATGTTCTTTAGTAATAGCAGATACTTTTTGAGAGATCTTGCCTTTTAGATTTCCAAGCTTACGCAGTTTTTCTGCATACCCAACTAGTTTATCTTGCTCAAGAATATGATCTTGTAGGGGTTTCTCCGATAATGAATTTTCTTCGATCAAATATCCCACTTCTTCAGACAAAGATATTATAGAAACATTTTTATCATCAATATCTTTCTTTCCTCTGTTTTCAAGCTCTTCAATAAAACTTTCCTGCATCTTGACTTTATCAAGAAGAGATTCTTTTTTTAACTCAAGAACTTTAATATCATCTTTTGTTTGACGAATTTTTTCTTTTATTACAGTATTCATTGAAGAGAAGATCTTAATATCAAGCAGATCCTCAATAACTTCTCTACGATGAGAAGCGGAAAGTTGCATAAAAGGAACAAATGTACTTGACCCCAGGATTACAATCTGAGTAAAAGATTTATAGTTCATTTTAAGAACGTTTTGTTCCAACCACTTTTGTTGATCAAGAGCCGCTGCAGATTGATCTAACGCAGTATCATCTCTCCAGATCTCAAATAGTGCAGGTTTTATACCTCTTATAACTTTCCACTGAGTATTACCAATAGAAAACTCAACTTCTACTTTACAATCTTTCTCATTAACTGAATTAATAAGTTGTGGTTTATTGATCTTACGAAAAGGTTTTCCAAACAAAGAAAATGTTAATGCATCAAGTACTGTACTTTTTCCAGCTCCATTAGTACCAACAATAAGATTAGTTTTATTTTTCGTAAAATCAATTTCTGTATATTGATTGCCCGTACTTAAAAAATTTTTAAATCTTATTTTTTTAAATAAAATCATAATCAGTATTTGGAGGAATTACAATATCGTCAGGTGTAATAATTGTGTATTGATATCCATGCAAATCGCAAGTTTTTATCATTACTTCATTTTCAATTTCAATTACATGCATTTCTGGGTATCCATCTTCTTCTAACATCATAGCATATCGAGTTGCATCATCTTCTTCTTGAAAGAGATAAAGAATATGTTCTCCTTCATCATCAACTACGGAATACGCCCCTTCGGTTTCTCTGCCATTAATTGTTAGAATAAACATTTAAACTAATTCACATGCCTCTTGATAAATTTCTTGCATCATCTCTTGAATGATTGATTTATCAAGACTTATTTCTGCCTCCTGAATATATCTATTCAAGATAGAAATAGTATCTTCATTTTCAAAAGCTTCAAACTCCCGAGATTCACTAATATCAAAATTTTCAATAACCTTAAGTTCTGAGATATTAGAAGCATAAAGTTTATCAATAAACTTTTCAAATTTCTTAGTATCTGTCTTTTTACGAACAATAATCTTTACAATTTTATTTTCATATCTACGAGTATCAAAAGTTTGATAATCGGTATCTTCATAGTAAATGTTATAGAATAATCGATATGGATTGTTTACCGGTTCGTGAGTTATTGTTTCTGTATCAAAAATATGAAACCCTCGCGTATCACCAACATCGGTCCAGTAAATCTCATATGGATTTCCTAAATAGAAGACTGTTCCATCATTCGATCTAGTGTGATAGTGTCCCGAGTAGACCCTGGTGAACTTGCCAAATAGTTTGCTCTCCAGACCATGCTCCATGACGATCTGTTTATTAACTCTAAATCCTTGGAGTACAAGGTGCCCCATCGCACACGGGCAAGTTGTCTTTTTAATAAGTTTGAGAGTGCTTTCCTCATTTTCTTGGTTAATCCATGGAATAAAAAGAGTTGGTAGTTTTCCCAACATCACTTCTGTTGGTTCTGAATATACCGTTACATTATCATACTCACGTAAGAGCAGGTCAATTGCATTTACATTATTAGTATTCTTATAATAAGCAGTATGATTTCCTACAATCGTATGAACCTTCACTCCCATTTCCTGGAGTCGATCATAGTAATTATTTTTTGCCCAAGATAGAGCCGAGAAATCAATTCCTTTACGACTATCAAAAGTATCACCCATATCCACAACAGTAGTAATCCCATACTCTTCGAGCGTTGGGAAAAATACGTCGTTATAAAACTTTAAGAAATAATCGTGAAAGAGTTTTGAATTCTTTCTTGCCCCAAAATGCTGATCAGTAATAATAGCAATTTTCATTACGAACAGGTATCACATTCTTCTTCTTGATTTTCTTCCAAATCTTCTTCTAAATCATCTTCTTGATTTTTTTCATCAACGATTTCTTCAGTAAAATACTTTTTGAGAATTTCAAAATCTCTTACGTTGGAATACGTGATCAAATTTAATCCACCAAGAAGCACCTTTACATCTTGAAGTGATTCAATTGTATCAACATTTAATCGATAAGCTTTTACTTGTGTCATCAGTAACGAAGTTTAGAATGTACAGCATCTTTAATACTATTATAGTCGCTATAGTTGCTTCCGTCAATACTATTGTCGTCAAATACTTCTGAGAATCCAGAGCGTTCAAGAATTTTGTTTTTGATTTCTAGTTGACGCTTCTCTCTTTGAATACGGCGAAGAAAAGCATAGTGGATAATTTGAGTGAAGTAAGCAAAAGGATTTTGTGACTTTTCTGGATTGAAGTTGTGAATATATTGAACACAATTTTCAATGCCATCAGAGATCATATCCTCTTTAAACATGTAGTTGACAAAATTTGGTTTAAATGATAGATGATTAGCGATCTTCAGAAAACACTCCCCAATGTAGCGAGGGATGGGGGGTTTTGGTTTTCCTTGAATCTCTGCAATCTCTTTATCTTCACGATACTTAATCAGTGCAGCAAGAAACTCTTTATTATTGACATAGTGCTCTGACCTCTTTCTTTTGGTCATAACTGCTGTGGTTATCATAAGTTTTCATCATTATTATGTATAAATTATACCACTTATGCAAATAGTTGACAAGGTATCTAAAACCCTGTACAATAACCTTTGTCGGGGTTGAAAAGTTAGGTTTAGTTACTTTTATAAATCTTCTCTAAAATCTCTTTAGCATCATTAACGTTAGCAATATATCCCATTCTACGATTGATCTTCGATTGATTCGTTCCATCTTTTGAGGATTGTCGTACATATGTTTGGTACATCATAATCATTTCAATATCAGAAGATTCTGACAAAGTAAGAACGTCTTCTAAATTAATAATAAACATATCTTCTTTGGTTGTTTTCAGCCAAGGCTCTATTTTATATCCGACTACACCGGTTCTACCTTTTATCTCATTTACAACAATTGGATTTGACACTATTAGTATCGTTCTGTCTTCCTCTTCAGATGCAGCTACTTTAGCAAAGACTTCTTCGCCCGTTTTTAATTTGAGAGTGCAGTAAAAATCTTCTTCAATTCCCATTTTTCTTAAGTTGTACAGTGATTATTTCATAATTAAAATTTTCTTCATTATAAATTTTAATTCTTTCTATTAAATGATTTAAAGTATAATTTTTTCTTGAGTTATAAGTACAATCATCTGAGATATCATATAGTATTGCTTTTACTTTGTTTTTTCCTTTTCTTAGAACTCGTCCGATTGATTGTAGGTTTCTAACACGTGATTTGCTTGGTGATGCAAAGATAACGTTATGAAGGTTTTTGATATTGATGCCAGTAGAAAAAGTTCCATAAGATGCAACTATAATTGCATTATTTTCTCTTTCTGTAATTTCTCTAACCAATTCTCTTTCTTCAGTGTCAACTCCACCATGAATAAAAAATACTTTACGATCACCTCGCTTGATATTATTTATCTTTTCATATAAGATTGCTCCGTGTGCTTCTACACGAGAAAATAAAACAAGAGTATTTCCTTTCAAATCTAACGCAAGATTAGTTATGAATTTATTTCTTTGATCATGTGAAATTAGATATTGAATTTCATCCTCATAAGTTTCGAACTTTTGAGGAGAATGCTTTAAAACAAGGCAACGAATATCCAATTGGGAAATATGACCTTGTTGCATCAACTCATAAGTTCTTGTTACTTTATATGATGGTCCAAAGAGACCTTCAAGAACCCACTTATGAGTTTGAGTACCATCAAGAGTTCCAGTGAACCCAAAACGATATTTTGCATGATGAAGTTTGGACATAATTTCTATAAGAGACTTGCTCTTAAACAAGTGTGCTTCATCCCCAATAACTACTCCATAATCTTCAAAGAATGAACGTTCGAGTTTATAGATAGATTGCCACGTTGTAATAGTGACAGAATGTTCGTTTGTTTTTTCTCTTCCAGAATAAATACGATGGCAATATGACTCAGCATCCCAACCATAGTCTTGGAAATCCTTGTACATCTGCTCTACAAGAGATGTCGTTGGAACAACTAAAAGAATTTTTTGTCCTTTACCTACATAATACCTTACAAGGGAATAAATCATTAAGGATTTACCTGAGGCTGTGGGTGATATCAATAATTTTCTATTATGTCTTAGAGCATCGTATACTCCCTCCACTTGATACTGTCGTGGAGAATGAGCACAAATAGAAGACATGTAATCTTTTACACCTTCTTGCGAAATGCCTTCATTGACTTCAAATGGCAGTCCATAGAATTTATTTTCTTTAAATTCATACGTGTAGTTATGCAGTTTCAGTTTGTCAATAATTTTATCTAACAAACCAGCATAAATTTCTCCAGTATGAGTACTTAATAAGCGAATTTTGCCGTCCCAGTGCTTGCTTCTATACTGAGACATAAATTTTGCAGATTCGACTTCAAAAGTAAAATATGGTTGAAGATCATATAGAATATGAGGTTCACAATGTAGTTTAATGTAAACCTCATTTTTTCTTTTCAATAATTACATCACTCATAACATTATGCTTGCTATGAGTATTTATTTACCCAAGTCCAGCGTTAAATCTCATAAACTCAATTGCATTCTTTATTTGATAGGTTCTATTTTGAATCATTTTTAAAATACTTTCAATGTAAGTAAGCATTGTGTCGTAATAATCAATCTTCAAGCAAACTGTTGAAAGTTTTTCATCAGCATCAAGATACTTTTGCATGGTATCCTTGTCGCGAATCTTTTTTGGAAATGGATTTTCTACATATACTTCTGGGTCTGATTTACCAGAATAATATTCATATCTTTCGTGCCTAATGTTTCGTTTCTGCTGCTCTGCTTTTTTTCTTAAAAGAAAAATTGTATTATATAATTCAAAATATTTTGCATGAAGAACTGGAATATTTGTTGATTCCGTGTGAAGATTATCCATGTCAATTTTGGAATCTTGCTCCCACATTTTTTGAATCATATCAAGGTCTAAACTCATAAAGGATTGCCACCAAGATCTACTATATTGTAAATAGTATACTTGAAACTTACATCTGCTGTAAAGTATTGTATATCTGTTTGTGTGGCATCGAAATCCAAAGTTCCCAAAGAATATGGAAATAAGTCTTTAAAAACAATTTGAAAGTTTGGTATTGATGAACTGGTTAAAACTTGAAGAGTTCCATCGGAGTATAAACCTAATTGCTTTTGTGCTTCTATTTTTGGCGTAATATATCCAGTTTCTTGAAAATTATAAATTTGCTCCAAACTTTCTGGATATCCTAAACCTCTTATCCAGTTTTGAATTTCCATATAATTTTCAAGATTCTCATCTACAAGAAATCTTAAAGTTAGATCTCCAAAAGAAATCTTATCTCCGGGTATATCAATATCTTTAAGATAAGATGGTTGATTTGCAATACCAAGATTTAGATCTGGGATGTTTGCTGAGTTGCAGAAAAATGCAACTTTTGGCGTTCTTTTTAAAGTGAACTTAAATCCTGTTGGAGATAAAAAATTTCTATTCTCAGGTTGTCCGGCGACCATGGCATTTTTTAAATATTTAGATAAAAAAAGGGACCCTTTTGGGGTCCCTTAGACTTATGTGAAATGAATCACATGAGGTTCTTAACAGCAACTCTACGATAGTAGCGGTTCTGGTTAACATTGAGACCGCCAAGACCTTGATTAGTACCCTCAGCGAATGGGTTTGCAACCATTCCATAACGGGTCTTAAAGCCGATCTTAGGCTGGAAGCTGTTCTCACCAACGGCACGAACCATTTGGAGAGGAACATAAGGACAATAGAAGAGTCCAGCGTCATAAGGTGAAGAACCCTTATAACCG